AACCACGGCCATTAGTAAAATCCCATGTTCCATTGGCAGAATCATTTAATAATACAGTTACAGTTTTCTTTTCCCATGTATTAGTCGTATTAATAGTATATTCTGATACATAAGATCTGTCATTTCCGGCATTTTTAAATGTTACACTATTAATTCCCGTCTTTGTAGCTTTAACCCAAAATGATAAAGTAACTGTTTTTCCGTCAATATTAACATAATCATATCCTTCTATTGCATGAAAATAAATTAAATAATCATTAATTCCCAATGAAGGTTGGGCAGTTGTTATATCAGTTCGTAACGAATAATTTGATTTTGTATTCGATTCGGCTAGTGTTGGAACTAATGTTGATCGTGTTACAGTAGAGCCATGTGAACCTACAGCCTGTTTTTCAAATCGATCTGTTGTATATTCAGCAGCAGTAAAACTTGTTCCGCGTTGCCATATATTAAAATTGCCATTAATAATATGATTTTTAATTGTGTTACTATTAGTTAATTCTGCTAATTCCCGTGCTTTTGTCATTTTTAATTCCTTTATAATTCTGCATCTGCCGTAAAGTTAAGTCTATAATTGTTGTTTGCTGTCGCACCATTTCCGGTAAAACCACAACCCGAATCTCCTATAGTAGTAACTCCTGCTGCAATACTTTGTGCATTATCAGCTCTTCGCCATCCGGAACCACCGGCATTAGGATTATATGTTGTTACAGTCGGCACGGTTCTCATTCTAACCGGAAATGGCCTATGTAATCGCAATATAGACCCACTAGCTACATTTGATATAGCACCATTAGTCCCAGCATTTGAAGCAGGAACTACATTAATATTAAAAGTTTTCATAAAATATCTTTCGCAAAGGTTTATAGTTTGTTCAATACTGGTTTGCTCAAATTGTGTAGCAAAAGCTCCTTTTTCTATTTGAACTTGAGCGATATCGAATGTTCCAGATTGTTGTCCTAAAGTATTAGTTCTAGTATCAAATGAAGATCCCGCATCAAACCAAATAAGTAATTGAAAAAAACTACTATTACTATCTGTTCCAATTGTTTTTCCAGTTATTGATGGTATTGTTGTTGTTACTGTAAATTTTTGCCAACTTGTTGTTAATGCATGTGTAGTTATACCAATAGAATTAACATCAGCAGATGGGGTTCCGCTAGTACCAAAAAATTGGGCGAATTCTGTAGCAATATTTTTTGCAACATCAGCTTTTGCATAAAAAGATAAGGTAATTTCTTGTCCAGCAAATGTTCTGACATTTTCAATACGTTGTTGTAATATACAATTATTAGCAGCACTTGCTACTGAAGTTACTACTTGTCTATGATAAAATTCTGGTTCATTGGGAACATCTGTTTGACCTAGCGTGAATGACTGTTGGGACGGGATATATGTTGATCCTGTTGATGTATTTGCCCATCTATCAGCTAAATATCTTATCCCCGTACCAGATGCTAATGATGTACCTCTTTGCCATATATCAAAGTTACCATTAATAACAGCATTATGAATTGTTGTATCAGCAAATTCTCTTAAAACATTAGTAACATTAATAACTACTGAATCATCAACACTTGCACCAGTATTTAATACCACAGAAGTACCATTAGTAGCAGTGAAATCAGTATCAACTAGTTTAGAACCATTAACATGAACACTAACAAAACCTACTGTATATGCTAAAGTAGCAGCATTATCATCAGCACCAGTAAAAGTAGTTTGACTTGCCGTGGCTGTATATGTGTATTCTATATTGTTAGCACCACCAAATACATCATCAACATATTTTTTGTTGGGAATATCATCATCGTCAGTAACTAACGTTTCATATGTTGTAGTCCCTGCTACGTTAAGTGTACCGTTTGTTTCAATTTCAAGTCGTTCTACACCATTAGTAGTAAAGTTAATAACACCTGGTGTGCTACTGTATATACCTGTATCAGTATCACCCAAAAATGAATATGCTGGTGCGGATACTGAACCTATTGGTGTAGCTAATAATGGAAATGTTACTGCACCACCATCACCAGTTTCTAATAATGATGTCCAACTGGTTCCATCATGTACTCGTAATTTACCTAAATCAGTTCTGAAAAATAATTCGCCTGTATTTGGTGTAACTGATGGGTCAGCAGTACCAGTGGCTACAGTAGTATTGGTTATTTCTGTTCCTTCTGCTATATTTAATCCATAATGTTTCATATTTATCCTTTATAATTCTGCATCGGCGGTATAGTGAAGACTCCACACTCTTGTCGTATCAGTAACGGCTAAACCATTATTAACCTGCACATTGACGATTCCTTTTGCATTACTTCCTACACTAGTTACAACAAAGTTAATTACTGCACCTACTCCTTGTACCATTGCTATTCTGTTTGCCGCCGGTGTTGTTGGACTGTGTATTACTACAGTTGGTGTTATCCGTTTTATTGTGTTAAAATCATGGCTTAAGTGAATAGAACCATTGGGGGTTTGCACTGATGAATCAAATGATGTTTTCGCACCCGAAAAAGTTGCTGTTCCTGTATTCGTATTTAATTGGTAAGTTTTTTCATAATATCTTTGGCATTTAATAATAATTTCTGATATATTTTCTATAACAAAATTAGTAGATATTGCACCGCGTTCAATTTGAACTTGTGCAATATCAAAAGTACCTGACTGTTGACCTAATGTATTAGTCCTAGAGTCAAAATTAGAACCAGCATCAAACCAGAAAATAAGTGATAATCTATTATCAAAATTAGAACCTAATGTTTTCCCCAATATTGAAGGTATTGTTGTTGTTACTGTAAATTTCTGCCAGCTTGCTGTCAATGCATGTGTTGTTATACCTAATGCATTAACATCAGCCGAAGGTGAACCACCAGTACCAAAATTTTGGACAAATTCTGTAGTAATATTTTTTGCTGTATCGGCTTTAGCCCAAAATGATAATGTTACTGTTTCTCCTGCAAATGTTCTAACATTTTCAATATGTTGTTTAAGTGTACTATTATTTCCTATACCAGCTACGGAAGTTACTACTTGTCTATGATAAAATTCAGGTTCATTTGGAACATCTGGTTGCCCCAATGTAAAAGATTGTTGTGATGGCACATATGTTGTGCCTATAGATTCGTTTTTCCAACGGTCGGCCACATATCTTCCACCTGTACCTGAACCTAATGAAGTTCCACGTTGCCATATATCGAAATCTCCATTAATAATAGCATTAGTACTACTACCCCTAGAATCTACATATTGTTTTGTGGCAGCACCTAATGAATTAATGGGGTCACCACCATTTAATGTTAGTTCTGTATCTATATCTAATTGAAATGTTTTTATTCCTGTCATTACATATCCTCTAAATGTATAACTATTATTTATTATAAATAACAATATTACAGGATTCTTTTATGCTAGTTGACGATATTATTAAAAAAATAGATTCACCGATTCAAATAATACACGAAATGTGTACCGAATTTTTAAGAGAATCTAATGGAATTCCTCTATTTAAAATGTTGCCATGTGTATATCAAGATGTACAACGAGTTAAAATTCGTGCCAAAAAAAAAGAAGATGATTTTACTACAGCATTTAATGAAGCATTTAAGCATACTTATAATTTACGACAAAGATCATTGTTTACATATACAACATTGATTGAAGAAGAAGATAAAGAACCATTTTTCATATTTCCAGTAGATGGATATCAATATATTTATAATACAGAAATTAAAAATTCTGATAAACGCGGTCATAAAAATATGGACGTTATTACAAGGGAAATTATGGTAGAAATGTTAAAATATACATATAATAATAACAATTTAGTCGAAGGAATAGAAAGTGGAGCAGAAATAATATTTTTTGGAATTCCTGCATTTTATGCGGCTAGATGTTCAACACTAGAATATAATGATATAATATGTTATTAAATTACAATGTAATAGAACATAGATATGGGCCAGGCCATACAATAGAAGGTGCCATTAGGATGTATAATGGTATGAACGTAACATCTGATAAATTAGAATATTTAATTAGGGTCTATACCACATTAAATGGACCAGATGTTCCTAAAGCATATGATTCAGTTAGAATACCCATATTAAAAGGAAAAGATATAGGTGTTATCGTTGATGAAAATCCAGATATTATAGAAATTCCTATACCAACAGTAGAAACAGACAAAATAAAAATCCCAGAAGTCACAAAAACATTATATATTGATGAAAATGATTTTTCTGGTATGGATGCTATGCAAGCACGACAGAAGCGTAGAGAATTAGCACGAAAACATAAATAATATCAAACAGAACTAGGAAAAAATGGCTATAATACGCTTTGAATGCACGGTTTGTAAACGAGAAATTGAACTTCCCGAAAAAAAGGGCGGTTTAGAAATTATTAGTCGTTGCATTATAACAGATGGATGTAGAGGATTCATGAATCGCATTGAAAAGAAAGATGATTTCATTCGTGGTGAATTTCCTCCTGCTGTGAATGGTCTGGCTGATTGGTCACCAAGACGCATTTTATATAATCATACACAAACAATAGCCGCGACAGAATGGAGAATAGTTCATAATTTAGGTGTATTTCCATCTGTACAAGTTTTAGTAGAAAAATCTATAATTATAGGCGATATAACAGAAATACCATGTGAAAGTCGTGGCGAAACAGGTGGTACTATTTTAGTAGAAGATACACCTGCAAGTATAGAAATCATTAACCGAAATGAAATTTTAATTCGATTTGATGAATTACAATCAGGAATTGCACAATTAATCGCTCGCTCCTCTGCACTAGATATTGAAGATGATGTAATAGAGGAAGAATCAAGTATAATCCAGTTAACTAATACCGAAATATCGGATAATCCGACGTTTGAAGCAGAGTTAACTATTGCCACATTAAATGAAAAAATTAACCCAGTAGTTCCTGTAAATGTTGGGCTGGAATATATTTCGCCCTCAGCAAATATTTCTCATACATATCAAAATATTGGTTCCGCCTCAGTCACTTCGCCGTGGACTGATTTCGGAGAAATAACTATTCGTGGTAGATTTTATACAGTTCGCAGTTTTTCTGCACTTATTTCAGAAATGCGAAACGGCATAATACAAAATGGTTCTTCCTTCTATTTCACTTCTTTGACTGATGGTACAACTACCATAACAAACTTTGCACAAAATGACATGTTGATTTTATTAGCAAAAGATCCCTATGCCAATGTCGATAAAATTCTTGATAGTTTTATAGATATTAGCGATGTCGATGCAACAAATTCAGAACTTTCATTTTTTTATGATACACGGGAACTTTTTGGTTTTAAAACCCTCCAACGGTCTGTATTTCCACATATCAAAGAAATTTAAAAAATAAAAAATATTGTTTTTCTTATGTGGATATGCTATAATTCACATAAAGGAGATATATGACTGAAGATAAACAAAAATTATTAATTGAATACTTAATTTCGTCACCAGATACATTCGCTATCTGTAATAAAATTATTAAAAAAGAATATTTTGAAGTAAAATTTCAAGACACTATAGGTTATATACAAGAGTATTATAATAAGTTTAATTATTTGCCTGATATAGAACAAATTATAGTTGATACAGGCGTTAAACTGTCTAAGCAAGAAATAACACCTTCAAAAATTAAGTATTGTTGTTCTGAAATAGAAGATTTTTGCAAACATAGTGCTTTTGTAACATCTATATTACATGCAGCCAATGAATTAACAACTAAAAATTATGATAGTAATTATGGTGCGTTAGTTGAAAATGTAAGGGATTCTCTATTAGTTTCGTTACATAATAATTTGGGGGCATCATTTTTTGATGATTATGAACGTATGATAGATAGATTAACGCAAACAGAATTAATGCAACCTACTGGATATACTAAATTAGATGAAGCATTATTTGGTGGTATGAATAGAAAAGAAATGTTGTTAATTTCTGCTGGATCTGGTGGTGGGAAATCTATATTCATGGGGAATATTGGTTTAAATTTTGTTAAATATGGATTAAACGGTGTTTATATTAGTTTAGAATTATCAGAAGAACTTGTATATGAACGTTTTCTTATGATGACCAGTGGATATAGTAGAACTAGTTGGAAAAGTAATATTGATGATGTTACAAAAAAAATACAACTATATAACAAAGATACACGCGGTGGGTTACATATTGTAAAAATGCGATTGGGTACTACAGCAAATGATATACGATCTTATTTAAAAGAATATGAATTAAAAACTAATAACATACCGGATTTTGTAATATGTGATTATTTGGATTTAATGCGTCCCATAAATGATGCAAATTCCGCAGATACATTTACAAAAGATAAATTTTGTTCTGAAGAATTTAGAGATATAGGCGATGAATATAATGCTTATACAATAACTGCATCCCAGTTAAATCGGGGTGCCGTAAATGCTGACCAACGCGATCATTCACATATTGCAGGTGGTATTAGTAAAATAAATACTACTGATATATATGCAAGTTTAAGAATGATGTTAGCATCTGGTGAACTAGAAGTATATTTAGAAAAAACTAGATCAAGTAGCGGAGTAGGCACTAGAATACCATTACATATTGATGAAGTAACAATGAGGATTACGGATCCAACAGGCATTAATATGAATAGTATAAATAAAAGAACAGATAAACGAAAATCTGGTGCTGTCGAAGATGGCATAGATAAGTTAGATAAAACTATAATAATAGAAGAATCTGCAAGTTTAACTGATTTTTTAAATACAAACCAATAAAGCAATATAATAATAACAATAGAGGAGATTATAATGATTAAAAGTTTTACGCCAACCAAAACGATAAACATCGACGAAGATACTAGTATTAACATTGATGATTTGCCAACAGAAATACAAGCAATTGTAGAATTGTATGACGAATGGCGTGTCAAAGAACTCGAAACAAAAAGCGAATTTTTACGTGCACAATATGCTATGAGTCGTCTTGGTGCTGAATTAGCACAAAAGGTAAAAGATCATTTAAACCCACCTGCTGATACGACAGAAGAAGGAAAAGAAGAATCATCACTTGATGAAGTTGTTGATTTGCCTGATCCTGATACTGAAGAAACGGAATAACCTCACAGGACGAGATACTTATTTTAAACTAAAAGGGTTTATATGAAACCACCATTAACTTTATATAAAGAAACTGATATCTTATACGGCGAAAAAGCTGAAACAACAGTAAAAATAGTTCCAGTTTCTTGGAATAATGAAAGCATTTATGCTGTAGACATATCTGAAATGACTGCCGAAGAATCAACAAATTTTATGGCAATAATGAAAGAATATGCAGAATATGTTGAAATGCAAACAAGAATGAGATTCAATCTAGGAACATGGTTATCACATTCTGGATACGAGATGAAAGATGATTTAAAGTGGAGAGTTTTTGAAAACGAAAAAACATCTATATCTTAAAGAGTATAATACAATAAGAAAGTCCCTTTATTGGGACTTTTTTATAAATACACTAAATAAATAAAGGAATTGTATTATGTCTTTACTAAACGAAATATTAAACGAGGGTGCTGCGGGTGGTGTTGGTGTTACATCAGCCGGTTCTATAGCAGGGTTTCGCAGTTTTATTGGCGATAAAAAACGTACCAAAAAAACACCTATGAAACGTCGTCATTTATATGGGTTTAAGGTAATCGGCGAAAGTCAAGATGGTAGCCAATTTGATCCAAATGAAGTAATTTCTAAATTAAAAAATGATACACGATCTGCTAAACACGAAGAAAGTATTGCATTTGCATTAGAAGATGAAACAGGGAATTTAGTTAAAGTATGGGTTCCTAAAGATCAAGGCGAAGATTTTGAGCAAGCATTACAATCAGCATTAACGCCTAATGAAAATAATCCTGAAGATGGTGATATGGAAATCGCAGAAATTATTTTTAAACTTAAAGATGATTTTGATATTATCGATGTAAACTGGGATGAAATCGAAGAAGATGAAGAAGAAAATGTCGAATCTGGTGCAGAAGGTTCTGGTGATGTAGAAGGATTAGACCCCAGTGGTAAAGATGGTGATGTAGAAGGATTGGATCCGAATGAAGAAGATATGACCGCTGGAGATGATGATGCACTTAATCAAGATAGTGGGGGTGATGCTACTACTGCATTACAACAAGTTATCGATATGATGAAGTCTGATGCAGATGCTAAAAAAGCAGAAGCAGACGCAAAAACTGCCGAAGCTAAAGCAAAACAAGCACAACATGCAGTAGACTTAGCTAATATAAAAATGCAAGGTGAAGAAGAAGTTCTTGACATGGAAGATTATTATGGTAAGCAAAAGTCTGATAGGGAAGAAGCAGATAAACTTATTAAAATGGCTAGATACAGACATGATACAGCCCGTGATGCTGGTAAAGCCTTAAGTAAAGGTGGAAAGATGTCTACATTTGAAAGTCGGCTTGATTTAGGTAGTAGAGTAAAAAATGCATTACACAAATCTACTGGGCGTCCTATAGAAGAAATGGACGCCGATGTGGAACGTGACCCTTCTGGTGCAATCGTGGATGATGCAGAAGCATTAGCTAATTTCAAAATGCAAAGAAAAAAAATGGGTGCTATGGGTATGGATAAGTTCTCTAAACAGAAATTAGCACAAAAAAGACGTTCTGTAAGTAATATAGAAGATCCGGAAGATAAGGTCGATCAACAGAATATTTTACGTTTAGATATGCAACGTTCTAAAATAGTTGATAAAATGCGTAAACGCGAAGCTACTAATGATATAGGTGCTTAATATGAAATTAAAAGAAATATTAGAATCAACCCGACAATTGAAAAAATTACCTGGAAAAAATGAAGTAGTTACTAGATATCGTTGTTCTAGTGGTAAACGCAAAGGCAAATTAGTTATTAAACCAGGTAATTGTGGTGTTAGAATAGATCCTAAAAGAAAACGTATCGGCAAAAAATCCATGAGATTAAAAAAAGGTGTTCGTATAATGAAAACCAAAATTGCTAAAAGAAAGAGTGTTTCCCAAATGGTTTCAAGAATCAATAAAAGATTAATGGGTAAATAGTATTTTCATACATTGTGATAGACCACAATTCAAGGAATTAGAAACACAAACAATAAATGGACAAAGATGGTACTTAACGCCTAATGGCATTAAGTATCCATCTGTTACTACTGTGCTTAGTGTAAAAGATAAACCATGGTTGAATGAATGGAAAGAATCACTGGGTAAGGTAAAAGCATCAAAAGAAATAATTAGATGTGCTAATAGAGGTAACTCAGTACATAAAATGGCTGAATTATATCTTAATAATGATGAAACATATGCGTTAAATAAAACTTCATTAGACTTAGGTTTGTTTAATAAACTTAAATTCGCACTAAAAAATATTAATAATATTCGCGTTCAGGAAATTCCATTGTATAGTCATGTATTAAAACTTGCCGGTAGAGTGGATCTTATAGCTGAATATAAAAAAATATTATCTGTAATAGACTTTAAAACTTCAAATGATCATAAAGAAGGCGAGGCCATATATGATTATAAATTACAATGTACTGCCTATGCAATAATGTATTATGAAATGTTTGGTATATTAATAGAACAAATAGTTATATTAATTGCTGTCGAAAAAGGCATGGTTCCTCTAGTATTTGTTGATACTATATATCCTTATATAAAACCACTACAAGACAGAATAAATATGTTTAATGAAAATATTAACAAATGAAGAATTTGTAAAACGTGCAAATAAAATTCATAATAATAAATTTTTATATATAACGCCATATAAAACATCCAAAATAAAAGTAAAAATCAAATGTCCTATACATGGTATATTTGAACAAACACCTGTGTTACATTTAAAAGGTCAAGGATGTTCTAAATGTAAAAATTGCAACAAAAAAACAACAAAAGAATTTATTAGTGAAGCAAACAAAATTCATAATGGAAAATATGAATATATTTCTGAATATGTTAATGCCCATACTAAAATAAAAATTAAATGTCCTATACATGGTGTATTTGAACAAACACCCAACGCACATGTTACTAAAAAACAACAATGCCGTAAATGTTCTGGTAAAAATATATTAAATAAAAAAGATTTCATAAAAAAATCAAATGTAATACATAATAATTCATACGATTATTCATCAATAACTTATATTGATACAAAACATCCTGTTTCAATAATATGTGCCATCCATGGCATTTTTAATCAAATTCCTTCATATCATTTATCTGGCGGGAAATGTCCAAAATGTTCTAAAAAATATAAATATTCCACGAATGAATTTATACAAAAAGCAAATATAGTTCATAATGAGTATGAATATCCTGATAAATATGTAAATTCGAAAACTAAAATAAGAATTATTTGTCCCGAACATGGTGAATTTTATCAACGTCCTAGTGATCATATTAATAAAAAAAATGGCTGTCCTAAATGCCTAGTATTACATAAATTTGCAGAAAAATCTAATATAATTCATGGTAAATATGAATACCCTGATAAATATGTAAATTCGAAAACTAAAATAAGAATTATTTGTCCCGAACATGGAGAATTTTATCAACGTCCTAGTGATCATATTAATAAAAAAACCAGATGTCCAGAATGTGCAAAATCAACTTATTCACAAAAAGCAATATCCTGGTTAAATGAAATAGCCAAAAAAGAAAATATTAATATTCAACATGCGGAAAATGATGGTGAGTATAGGATACCAGGAACAAAATATAAAGCTGATGGATATTGTAAAGAGAATAATACTATATACGAGTTTTACGGAGATATTTGGCATGGCAATCTTGATTTATTTGATGCAGATGAAATTATTAGACCATTTTTAAAAGAATGTGCTGGTGCATTGTATATGAAAACAATGCAACGCGAACGAGAAATAAAAAAATTAGGATATAATTTAATTACTATTTGGGAAAATAATTATAAATAATTAAACGTATTAGGAGAATTAAACATGAATTACGAAGAAGAAAACGAAGAAATTACAAATAACAAATCATCAGTCATTCCTGATAAAGCAGCAGTAGAATTCCGCCAGTTTAACGCTAAAGTTCCCGCAAAAATGGATACCGGTGCTACGATGAACTCTTTACACGCAGATCAATGGAAAGCATTAGAGCATGGGCGTGTGGCATTTAAATGTGAAGCTTTATGTGATAATGTTGTTACGATGGAAGCAACGTGGATTCAAGTTAGGAACAGCGATGGTCAAACCGAAAGTCGTCCTGTTGTAAAAATGGATATTACGCTTAATGGAAAAGAAATGAACAATCAAGAGTTCAATCTTAATAATCGAGATACGATGGAACATAAGGTTCTTATAGGTAAATCTACCTTAAAGAAAGGAGGCTTTCATGTATCAATTAGCGAAAAATCTGATAACAAAATAGAAATAGTTGATAAACGTGTGTTTGCTATTCAAGAAATAAGAGACTTGATTAAAGAACATGATATTTCATTTGCTGATATTTTAAAAGAATAAATACTTCTATCAATCATAAAAGATAGGATACATAATGAATAATAAAATACACTCACCATTTATGGTGTATCAAAATTTCTTATCGCCAAAATTATGTGGCGAAATTGTAGATAAAGTTAATTTCATATACCCCGATGTAAGTGAGGATGATAAACCCATAAAATCTGAAAAGATGAATGAACATATGGAAGCAGTGATATTTGAGAAATTGTCACCAAAATTGAAAGATATAGAGGAGTATTTTTCTTTCAATTATCGTGGAACAGAACCAATGCATTTTGAATGGTTCCCAGAAGGTTGTGCAGGTGAAGAGCCACATTGTGAAAATAGTTCTTATGTTAGTAAAAAATGGGCTAGAACTAAAGATCGTGATTTAACAGCAATATTGTTTTTATCAGATTATCGTGATAAATTACCATTTGATGGTGATTTTGAAGTTTATGGTGGGAAATTAGAGTTCTATAATTTTAAATTTGGATTTAATCCACAATTAGGAACTATGATTATTTTTCCATCTGGACCACATTTTATTAACAATACAAGTATAATAGAAGCTGGTGAATTATTTCAAGTAAGATTTCATTTGGCCGGATTATTACCTTTTACATATGTACCAGAAAATTTTCCTGGCAATTATACACAATGGTTTGAAAAATTTGCATGATTACTTATGTAGCGTAATACCATTAGCATTAGATAACCATATTCGTTGTATTAATGCAACTGATTTAAAAGCTTGACATTCAAAAATTACTAAGTTATACTGATTTTCATTTTCAGTAGATAGCATTCTGCTGCGTTTTTATTAAATTAATTTATAAATAAAAGTTCTGCTTATGAAAAAATTACTATTTTTAGTACTTATTGCTTTAGCAAACACGGCATTGGCCGATCTAACAGACAAGCAAAAAAGAATCCTTAGTATGGCCTATGATAAGGGACGTAGCATTGGTTTACCCGTTATTATACAGGGAATTGTTATGCAAGAAACACATGCTGGGAAGATTAATCATGGCAATCGTGATGGTCTGCGTAGATTTCGTAAACATGATAGACCAGTAGGATTAATGCAAGTAAAACCAGCAGCAGCACTTCATGTTATGTCAGAAGACCCATATATGCAATGGCGATGGTTTAAAGATGTGAAGCGTGGCAAAAAAGTTACATGGCAAAAAATTCGTAAGTTATTGCTCAAAAATGATGTTGCTGCAATTGAATTTGGGACAGCATATTTTAAAATTATGTTAACTAAATCTAAGGGCAATATATCTAAAGCATTAGCGTCATATAATTTAGGGTATGGAAATGGTTTGAAATTGAAACAACCACATAAACATAGATATGTACGTAGGGTAAATAAGTGGATTACTAACGAAATTATGCCCATGAATAAAGAAACAGATTTAGAAGAAAACGAAAATCTTACGTTACAAACTATATTTTAAAAAGTTCTATACATTCTGAAACTTTCGTGGTATAATATTGTCTTATAACTTCTTATGGACAAACCATAAGTTGTATTCAGGAGAAACAAATGACAGAAGTAACAGATGTAATATTGCCATCAAATCCTAAAGATAGGCAGAAACTTAGAGGTATGCTAGGTGAAGTAGAAAATTGCCTTATTCGCATGGATTCAGAAAGAGAAGCAAAAAATGAAATTGTAGAGGAAGCATCGACACAATTTTCGATTCCTAAAAAACTAATCAATAAATTAGCCAGAACTATGCATAAACATAATTATTCAGAAATGGTTACTGAAGATGAAATGTTCCAATTGCTTTATGAAGGTGTACTTGAAGAGAATTCTTAATGTCATATATTAGTACAGAACGTAAAGGTGATAAAGTATTAGTTTGGGAAAGAACCGAAGAAGGAAGAATTTTTAAAGAATATTCAGCACCATTTTATTTTTATACCAAGAACAGAAATGGTGAATATAAAAGCTTATTTGGCGATGCATTAATAAAACATGAATTCAGCACTAATAAGGAAATGGTGGATGCAAAAGCATTATTTCAAGCAAATGAAATATTTGATGGAGATGTATCACCCGAGTTGAAAATTCTTTCAGATAAATATAATGAAGTTACTGCACCAAAGTTGCATGTGACCTTTTATGATATCGAGAATGATTATGATATGGAAATAGGTCATGCAAGCATTGAGAACCCGTATGCACCAATTAATTCAATATCCTTATATCATACATGGAATAAAAAGTTTGTCCTTCTAGCAGTTCCACCAGACGGACAGGATTGGAATTCAGAAACACTTCTGGAAGCAGTTAACGAAAAGGTTCCATTACCAGAAGATATGAATATTGATATTCATATTTTTAACACAGAAAAAGAGTTATTAAAATATTTTTTAACGGAAATAGAAGATAGTGATTTACTGTCTGGCTGGAATAGTTCTCGGTTTGATGATCCGTATATTACAAAACGTATAGAAAAAACATGTGGTAAACATGCTCTTAAAGAATTATCATTTAAGGAATCATTTAAATCAGTTAAGTTTCGTGAAGTAATTGATAAAAAATATGGTAGTACTTCTATATTAGTAGATTGGGGTGGTAGAATAAACTCTGATTATTTGGAATTATATAAAAAATATGATCCATCAGAAAAACAATCTTTTAAACTTGAATCTATTGCAGAAGAAGAATTAGGTGATAAATTACCAAAATTAGAATATGAAGGATCATTAGCAAAATTATATGTAAAAGATTTTGCATATTTTGTTAGATATAACATTCGTGATACTGAAATTCTTAAAGCATTTGAAGAAGAATTAGGATATATGGAATTGGCAAATCAAATTTGTCATTTATCATGTTGCCAATGGAGTCATTTATTAGGTACAGTTAGAATTGCTGAAATTGTAATTAGGAATTTTTGTTTACACAAACACAATTTGATTTTACCAGATAATGATGAAAATAAAGATGGTGATAGAGCCGAAGGTGCATATGTATTAGATACAATTCCGGGGTTTTATGATTGGATAGGTAGTATTGATATAACAAGCCTGTATCCTAGTGCTATTATGAGCGTAAACGCCAGCCCAGAAACATTACGCGGACAATTTAAAGAAACTGTAGAGTCTGTAGATTTAATTAAACAACAGTCTGATACAGAACTAACTCTTGTATTAGAAAAAAATGGCATAGAATATACAAAATCTGCGAAAGAATGGCGGGAAGAACTTTTAGAATTAAACTGGTCTATAAGTGGTTATGGAACAGTTTTCGATCTCAAAGAAAAAGGCATTATTCCTATGATTCTTGAGGAATGGTTTGCTATGAGAAAAGAATATAAAGGCGAAGGAAAAAGATGCTATAAAGAAGCACAAAAAATCTTAGAAAAATATAAATAATTACTGTTCTTATTATGGAGATTTTATTTTATCATGGGTAGATATTTTTCAAAAATTAAAGAAGGTAGTACATTTATATTTCTAGGTTTGTGTGGATGCATATTTTTTCTTATCCTTATTTTTGGTCAATTTTTTATGAATCATGGGTGGTTAATAAAAAGTCAGGCTATAGGATATTTAAAATCAGATGACACAAATAAGAAATAATATTAAAATATCAGATGAAGATGCAAAACGATACGATGAATTAATACAACAAGCAAACTATTATGATCGTATTCAATATGTATACAAAATACGTCTTAATAGTTTATATGGTGCTTTGTTAAATGCGTTTTTTAAGTTTTATGATATGCGACTTGGTAGTAGTACAACGGGAACCGGACGTATTATTATTAAACATCAATCAGCTATGGTTAATAAATTATTGAATGATATTTATGACTATAAAGGCGATGCTCTAGTAGCAGGTGATACTGATAGTTCATACTTTAAAACATATGCCGATAATAAAAATGATGCAATTCTAATCGCTGATGCAGTTGGAAAAGAAGTAAATGAAACATTTCAAGAATTTATGCGTGAAACATTTTTATTGCCAGATGGGTATAATAATAAAATCCAAGCAGCACGTGAAATTGTAGCGTCTAAGGCAATATACATTAAAAAGAAAATGTATCTTGGATTTATTATTAATAATGAAGGCGTTGCATGTGAAAAACTTAAGATGATGGGTATTGCATTAAAAAGAACTACTATACCTAAAGAAATCGCAATTAAACTTACAGGATTTGTAAAAAAATTATTATCAGGTGAAGATTGGGATGAAACTAAGAGAGATGTTGTTGCATATATAGAAGAATTAAAAAAGTTTGATACAAAAAATGTTTTAATGCTAGGTAAACCCATTGGTGTTAAAAATATGGATATGTATTCTGAATTGTATGCATTGGATAATAAAACTAACTTACCTGGACATGTTGCTGCTTCAATTTTTTACAATAAAGTTCGAGAAGAATATAAAGATAATGCTAGTCCAAAAATAACATCTGGTATGAAAATACGCGTATTCTATTTAATCAAAAATTTTGAACGTTTTAATAGCATAGCAATACCTACAGATATAGAAGAAATACCTAATTGGTTTATTCAGGATTTTAAACCTTTAGTTGATGTAAATAGGCAAATAGAAGTTTTAGTCAATAAACCGCTACGATCAATATTAGATCCAGCGAACTTAGTAGTACCTTCAAAGCAATTATTAATGGAAGATGATTTATTAAGTATAGATGGAATAGAAAATAAAACCATAAAAAAATCAAAAAAATCAAAATCAGAACCCCAATTATTGGATAATGATTTATTTAACATATAACATATAGGATAATATATAATGAAATTAGAAACTACAACAATAGATTTTATCAAAAACACTATATCAGCAGCAAAACTTATTGGTCTTGAAACTATTATTATCGAAAGTGATATGATACGTGGGCTTACTGAAACAAGAGATGCATTTATTTTACAAACAGAAAATATACCAACATTAGAATTTGATGCTATGGGAGTTACTAGACTTGATGTCTTAAACACTAGGCTTAATATTACTGATAATGTTAATGTATCAGCGTCACTCAATGATGCTGGTTGGGTTGAAAATCTTACTATATCAAAAGATCGTACTAAGACAGAATTCAATTGTGGTAATCCTAATAATATATCGGCGGTTAAGTCTATTAATGATTCATTTGATTATACTATCGAATTTACTGAAGATGACGTGGTTATGTTAACTAAAGCGGCATCATCTGTTGCATCTGATGATTTAGTATCTATAAACAGTGATGGACAAAGTGTTAGTTTTGTTTTATCTGAATTTAATAAAGATGTATTTAAGCATGAGTTCTTTGAAACTCCTAATACTTTTGCTAATAAATATTCATTGAAAATACTTTTATCCTTATTGAAACAAAATACTACAGGTGAATTTGTTATAAGTTCAAAAGGGATTTTAAAGATAAATGTCAACGGCTTTGACTTCTATATTATGGTAAAGGCAGTTTAATGTTCGATAAAAAAGTTTTACTAGAAAAATACAATGAAAATCTAAAGATACAAATGCATGATATCGACACACTAAAAAACGATATCGAGGAACTAACTATGCGGCTGAATGAACAACAAATAACATTAAATAAATTTAGTGCATTTGTTGATAAACAGGAAAAAGAAGAAAAACGAAAAAGAGCCAAATATGATTCCGATGAACCGTGGGTTGAAATGAAAAATGTTGTTGATTCCGAAAATGGTGGTATTAAAATGGAAATGGATTGGAATGATGCATTTATTAAACATTTACGCTCAAATGGGTTTGCAGGTGAAAATGACGATATATTAATTCAACAATATATTTCAGTTATGTCACAGCAAATAGCTGTTGATATGTCTGATGATAATGTTGAACCTGAACCTGAACCTTTAACAGAATAATATAATATGAATTACTTATTATTTGACATGTCAAATATCCTTTATAGGAATTATTTTGGCAATCCTAATATCAAAGGTGAGCATAAGGGTGCATTGGCTTTAAATGCGGCTATAATAACCTTAAATTCCTTCTACAAGAAGTTTACGCCCGATAAGGTAGTAGCAGTCTTTGATAAAGGTTCGTCATGGAGAAAGGATTACACGAAATCTGATAAATGTTTGTCACGAAAAATTTATAAAGGTCAACGTCGTAAAAATATGACAAAATCTGAATATAAAAAATATTTGGAATTTTTAGAACATACACGTGAATTTGAAGATATGATTCGTGAACATACTACAATGATATGTTTATCACATGAAAATTTAGAAGCTGATGATCTTATTGCAGGGTTCACACAAGCGTATGAAGGTGATAAAATTACTATTATTAGTAGAGACAGAGATTTCTTGCAATTAACTAATGATATAGTTAAATTATTCGATCCTCAAAGTGCTAAATATGTTACATTGAAAACAGATTGGAATAATGATAAAGAATGGTTCATGTTTGTTAAGTGTATACGAGGTGATACAGGTGATAATGTTCAATCTTCATTTCCTGGGATTCGTATGACGAAATTAAAGACAATTTATAATGAACCTTTTCTCAAGTTGAATATGATGGAAGATACATGGATACATCCGCTAGATCAACGAGTAATGAAAGTAGGTGATTTATTCAAAGAAGGTGAACTTCTTATGGATTTAACTAAACAACCAGCAAAAATCCGAAAACAAATATTTAATACAATATTAGAAAGTATCGATAATCCTGGTAAATTTAATTGGGTGCGTTTTATACAGTTTTTAGGTAAACATAAATTAGGTGGCATAAGCAAAAGTGTCGATGATTATGTTGAATTGTTGTCAGCTTAATCTGTGTTTTCGTCGTCGTCATCTTTTCTAAAAAACTCTGGCACAGAATTATTATTCTTGTTATCTGTATCCCAAGATTTAAAATTATAATCTTTCCAATTTATACCTGTATTAGCATAAAATGCAAAAATCGCCGCCGCTAGAGATACAATAGCAGTTACAAATGATGTTTGTTGGGTAGTTGCTTCTATACCCAACGACATAAACCAATTTATAATATCATATACCAAAAATCCATATCCAACCACTATTAGTCTTGGAGCGATTCTGTAAATGTCAATGGTTTCAGCAAAAGCCGCCATTAATGCTCTAAATTTATTTAAATTATTATAAAAGTTCATTTATTCATCCTTGAATTTAATATGTTTGTAGTTTCATAAATATTTATTATTATTACATAATTAGGAGTTTAAAATGCCTGGGATAAGTAGAGACACAATAGATAATGCCGGTGGTTCTTTAATCGCCACAGTAACAACGATTAAGGTCAATAATCAATCAATTATCGTCAAAAACGATTCAGTTACATCACATGATTCTGGTCCACACACTAATGCAACAATGATAGGTTCATCTGGAACCGTTAAAGCTGGCGGTAAATTTGTATGTAGACAGGGAGATAATGCATCATGTGGACATACTGCTACAGGTTCCGGTGATGTAAACGCAGGATAATGAAAAAATTAACCAATAATGTAATAAGTATATGGGAAATAGCTTTTTATTCTAATTGGCACACATAAAAAATCTACCTATAAATAATTTTAAACATAATTAGGAGATTGTAAATGATAGAGGTTATACCAGGAAAATATCCACATATTGCATGGATTGATTTAGAACATGACGGAATTGCCGTTGAAATTGCCGTAATGAAGAATGATGATTCTGGTTTGTATTTTATAAGGTTGGATCAACTAGATCGTATTGATAAACAGCGACTTTTCAAGGTTATTAATAACCGAAATGCAAACTTATATGAGCTTTGGGATCTTATGAGTAATTGTACGATTGGAAATGGTAGCAACGCTTTATCTTATTTTCATCAATTAGTTAAATGTTATACCCCACAAGGTAAGATTATTAAGCCTACAGAAGGAAGACGTGGCGTTGGTGAGAATTATCGTAAATTCCCTGTTAAAGAAGAAGTTCCAGCAGTACTTGAAGAAGTAGTAGTACCTGAAGAAGTAACAAGAACTCCTGCACCTGCACCCACACCTGCACCCGTAGTTAAGACAAGACGCAAACCTGTACCGCGTAAAATACCGCCGCATAAAAGAGTTGCCGCCAAAAAAAAGTAAACTATTCCAAATAGATTAAAAGCACATGATAAGTCATGTGCTTTTAATTGTCATATTTGTTAGAAATTTCATAATTTCATAAATATAATGTATGGAGAAGTGACGGTAGTGTTGCAAATAGTGGAAATTCAGTTCACTGGACAGTAGACGCAGAATTATAAAGGAATAAATTTATGACAAAATCAAGAGAACTTTCAGATTATGCAAATAAGCAAACTACTAAGAACATTATAATTAATGGGAATTTTGATATATGGCAAAGAGGGACTAGTTTAATTGCTGGAACTGGTACACGATATTTATCAGATAGATGGGGGAATGAAAGTGTTGGGACAACAATAATACCAACGCGTGAATCTATAATATTAGGCGATATACAAAATGCAAAATATTTTCATAGAAGTGTTGTAACGTCTGTAGTAGGTACAGGGAATTATGCATCATTATTAACTGGAATTGAAGATGTTTCTACACATGCAGGTAATACAATTACTTTATCATTTTATGCCAAAGCAGACGTACCGAAAAACATAGCATCTGATTTAAGACAAGAATTTGGGACTGGTGGTACACCATCTACTACTGTAACAGGTATTGGGGTAACAACACATGCTTTGACAACAAATTGGCAAAAATTTACTACGACTATTAATATACCATCAATAGCAGGAAAAATGATAGGAACTAACAATGATAATTTTTTGCAACTAGTATTTTGGTTTGAATCTGGATCTGATAATGATGCAAGAACTAATGCATTAGGACAACAATCGGGTATTTTTGATATTGCACAAGTTCAAATAGAAAGTGGCGGGATAGCATCAGATTTTGATTTACGTAGTTTTGGTATAGAATTATCATTATGTCAACGATATTATGAAAAATCATATGATGAAAATATAGCTATTGGATCAGTTGTAACAGATGGATTTCCTTATTTATCTAGTCAACCAAATACAGCACTTGTACAATTTCAATCACCAGTATATGCAACACCCAAACGTATTTTTCCCACACGAACAGTATATTCTACAATAACACCTAATACACCTAATACAGTTACAGAAAATGATTCTGGGGGTTCAAATCGTACAGCATTAGGAATTACACAAGGAAATACAAAACTTTTCGGCACAGTAATTCATAGTGCATTGAATGGTGGTGCATTCCGATATATATATCATTGGACAGCAGATGCAGAATTTTAAAATACTTCTTGACAAGTTCAAATAACCTGTTATACTTAACACACTGGTTGGTATAAAATATCACACCATATTGGGAAAAGTTAAATTCTACAAATAGAGCTGATAAATACACAATGTCGGTAAACTATTGTATTTCTAAATTTAAATGAAATCACTATTGATTTTGTAACAGGAGACCAAAAATGCATAGAATTTCATCTGTTAATTGGTTTTTATTGTATACTTTATATGACACCCAAATAGAATATTAGTTCAAATATGAATTATGTGCTTCTAGCTACTGATATTGTTAGCGTGTAGGTAATGGTGAGAGTCCGATTGCCAGTTTTATTCACAGGTGCAAAAGTTAGGTGGGCCAAAAGACGTTCTCGTTCATTAGTAGGATTAGTAGGAGCATTTTGTAATCCTGCACTTAATCCTGCAACAGGAGTTTCAAAAACCACGTCACCACTGTTTAATGCAATGAACATGTTATTTAGAACACCATTTTTTGCTTCAATAGTAGAAGTAGTTCCTGTAGTATTACTTTTAAATAATAAAAACCCAAAAGTATTTGCACCGGCTATAGAAGGATAGTTTCCAGAATTATCTGAAATTGATATAGTACCACCATTTAATACAGGTGTTCCCCATACAGGATCATTAGTGTTTATTGCTTCACAAAGATCACCATATGTTATAGCACCGGATATACCAGTACCAGATGCAGGTGTAGTAAATGCTACTGTTTGGTCTGAACCACCATCAACAGATACTAAAAATGTATATGGTGTATTAACTGCTAAATTAGAATTATCTTCAGAATTTTTTCCACGAACATTAATTTGATGGAAACCAGAAGAATCTGAAGCAACAGCACCAAATGTGTATAATCCAATTTCGTCGAATACAAAGGCACTTTCTGTATCAGTTATAGGGTCACAGCCAACGCACAGTGGATTTGGGGCTTGATCTGACGGAATCTGTGATATGGGTTCATCAGGATTCAAAGTCGATGTAATCACGACCTCAGACACGATACCAAGCTCCCTGCTTCGCACACCAGGTCCAGAAACATGTTCTACTGTAGCCGGATCACTTGTTGGAACTGAACCACCACCAGGTCTTGTACCTGCGGCAGGTCCAGAAGAACCAGGATCAACGCCAATATTAATATTGCTATCATCTATTATTTCAGAATATGTTTCATTATAAAGACGTGATCGCCATTCTTGTAAATCAGGTGGTTGCCCATCGTTTGGTGGATTAAATGTGACTTGTTGTGCAACATCAACTATTGTACCACCATTACCGTATGCTATTCTATGAATAAAATTGTTGCTTTCGTTAGCTAATCCACGTGCAAAAACACGGGCGATATTTTGTGGGTGGATTGCATTACATTTATCTAATAATACATTTCCTATATCATCGTTTATAAGACAATGCCCACTTACATTAATACTAAGTTTATCATTAATTTTAGTTTTCATAGTATTATTTATAACTTTTGATAAAATCATTTTCCCAAATAGTAATTAAATTATAACCCAAGTTTTTTATTTCTTGTTCACGTTGCATGGTTTTCATATATAAACTTCCAGCAGACATTTTTAAAAAAGGTCTGGGTACTTCATTTTCGTTAAATATATTTAAATTGCCATGCCAAATATCACCATAAAATTCATAAATTGTATTATTGGCTTCACAATAACCATCTGCTTTATAATTTGTTGTTGGTATATAATATTCACCACCATTCTCTGCATGTTGAATATGAATATTTTCTTTTTTACTTATCTCGTTTAACCAACATATTGCCTGTTTTGAGTAATTTTTATATGAACATAAAGGGCAATTAGTTTGTTTGTTTATATGATATCCGGGGCGTTGTTTAAATATTCCATGTTTTTTACATATTATATTAATTTTTTTATTTGATGATATATAATCATCTATATATTCGTATTTATCACCATGTATTTTTCTAGCATTTATTTTAAAATTTTCAGATGCATTTGATTTTTGTTTTAATTGTATGCATTTTAAACAGCCACTTCCTTTTAAATGAGTTCTAGGTAATTGTTTGAAATATCCATGAATAGGACATTTTATAGATATTAATGTATAACTGTTTATATAATCATTAGAATACACATATTTATTATTATGTACATTATGTGCAAGTATTTGAAATGTTATATTATTCAAATTAGAATATTTAAATACACATTTTTTGCATCCCGACCCCCGTAAGTGATTACTAGGTGTTTGACAAAATTCGCCATGTATGGGACAAATAATTTTTATTTTAGTTTTATTATTAACATATTCATCGGGATATTTATATTTGCCATCATGAATATTATTTGCTTGTTGAATAAATTCTTTTGTTGTTGGTTTATGTTTATTGGAACATTTAGAACAACCATATCCTTTTATATGTTTATTAGGTATTTGATGAAAATCGCCATGTATGGGACAAATAATTTTAATTTTAGTTCTAGCGTTAATATATTCATCGGGATATTTATATTTGCCATCATGAATATTATTTGCGTTAGTTACAAATTCATTAGTTGTTAATTTTTTCATTTCGGAATTGCATTCTGGTAAAGGCAAATGCTTACATTGAAGCTTTTCTTCTACAAGTTTTTATATTTTTAATATACATAATATTCGTGTTATAATTATATATTATAACACGAATTCATGTGAAAAAACGATATTTATTTTATGTGGTATAGCGTGTAGTTATTGTCCATGAAATTTGATCATGTGTTGCATCGGCAGTAGCAGGTGCTTCGACAGTAAATTCATCATCAATTGCAAACGATGTTTCAGTTACAGTGAATACACTGGCATTCGCCGCAGCAGAGAATGCACATGTTCCAAATTGAACAGAGTTTTTCTTTAACAAGTATGTTGTTATTCCTGTTGTTGCTACTTCACTACTCATTGTACTTCCATTAGCATTAGTAGGGATTTTCATTGCACGTGTACAACGAAAACGACTAAGGACTGCACCATCAGTAGGTTTTGAAAGTGTTGAACCAGCAATATCATAATTCCAGTCAGAATCTTGAATAAATTGGATTGTATCCATTAACATATTTTTCTCCCCTTTAAATCGACACAATTCGTACTCTACCAACTTGATTCGCAGAAAATGTTACTGTTAACGTATTATTATCTGTATGAACCACATTTAGCGGAAGAACTTTAGTTAAACTACCGGAAACATCAATAAATGCATCCGTATCAATTGTAGTAGCCGCCAAATTATGAGATATTACCCATGAAGCAGAACTTACTGATTGTAAATGATTATATTCAGCCATTATTATCTCCTTTATACGACTAAAGCTCTACCTGCATATGCAGTAGAAAATGTTATAGTTACAACTGTTGTACTAGTAGCCGTAACTGTATCAGGCATAATTTTTGTATCCGTACCTAAAATATCAACCCAACAATCAACTACAGGCGTTTTTGTCCCTAAACTATGGGTAATCGTCCAAGTTGTAGAAGCAACCGCTTGCGTGTGTTCAAAAGCCGTAAATGATTCTATAGCCATTGTTTATCTCCTTATACAAACTTAGCACGGCCCGTTTGAGCACTGCTAAATGAAATTGTTGTCTGAAAGATAGAATCATGCACTATTGAAAGTGGTTGAATTTCTACATCAGTTGATAAGAATACTCTAGTAATTGGGTAGTAACCTAAGTTGTGTGTAACAACCCACGCAGTACTTCCAACTGATTGCGTATGAGTAAACGTTACTTGATCTGGTTGAAGAACTAATGCTCCTTCCACAACACCAATAGTAGGATCACCATACATTACAATAGCACGTCCAGTTAAGGATATGCTAAAAGTAGCTGTAACATTGTTATTGTCTACAATAGCAACATCATCGGGTATGATTAATTTTTGTGTCGTATCATCGTAAATTTGAACAATAGGATTAACTGTATTCAAATTATGGGCGATTGCCCAAGTTGCTGATGTCGAACTTTGTGTATGAACATGTGTATCTCTTTTATTTGTCATTGGAACCCAAACTGGGATACCCGTTGACAAGGCAACACAAATCCATACTTGTTCACTTACAAAAACGATACGACCTACAATGGGTGATTCGGGGAAAGATGTTTCAAGACCAATACCTGGTTGTTTTATTTGTCCTAATGCTGATTCAGCACTTGCAAAATCTACATCTCCATGAAACTTCATATATAAACTCCCTTTATAAAGTAGTCAAATGGGGGCCAAAAGCCCCCATTTAATTTATTTACTGTATTATACAGTTTCACTCGCTGCACCAGCAACACCAGTAATAACCGCAGTACCAGTGATTGCAGTATTAAAAGTAATTGTTGTTACAGTTGTACTTGTTGCAACGATAGTTTGTGGAATAATAACATTATCCGTACTATCATATACTGTTACATTCACAAACTTCTGACCCAAGTTATGGGTTACAGTCCATGAAGTAGCAGATGTTGTATGATCATGTACAAAGTGAATCTGACTAGGTGTATAGTTAAATGGAGTTGTTCCAGTTACTAATACCTGACCACTTGCAGTACCGCCAGCAGTAATATCAGCCAAATCTTCAGTATTCACCGTGCTTACTAATGTAGCAGGTGTTACATCGACCCAATTGGTTCCGTTGAACTGAATTACATCGTTAGTTGCAGCAGCAGTAATAATTACATCACTTAAATCAGTAAGAGCAGCAGACCAATTTAAAGTAACTGTATCAGTTGCAGAAACAACAGATGCGATGTTAGTACCACCAGCAACAGTTAATGTTTGACCTAATGATACAACTTCAGCAACACCAGAATCAGCAGCTAATGTAATTGAACTATTTGCTAATGCACTATTTGGAACAGAAACTAAATCAAGTTCAATACCAGTAAACGCTAAACCAGAACCGGCAACTAAGTCCAAACTAAGAACTGTACCAGAACCACCTTGTATACCGTTACCAAGTGCAGTACTTGCGATTTCTGTTTCCGTAATACCACTTAATGGAACTTTAATACCAGCACTACTAAGTGACAAAGTTGTTCCGTCAATACGGATACCAACCTGAGCGTTAGTAGTAGTATCATCAACACCACCTACTGTAGCAGAAGTGTAAATACCACCACCGGTATGGAAATCCAAACCAACTTCATCAGAAGGTAATTCGATAATACCAGCACCCATGTTTACATTAAGAGTATTTCCAGTTTTACCTAAACCAGCACCAGCAACAACACCAGATGCACCATTTTGTTGTACAAACGAAACAGCATCAGTATCAACAGTAGCAACAGTATTTACCTGTGTCCAAGAAGTATCTGCTTGTGTAGTACCAGTATTAACAAAAATAGTAGCATTGGTAAATTCAGCAGCAGCATCCATATCGGTAGCACGTGTCCAAGCACCAGCAGCAGTTACATATATACCATTTTCAGCCGGAGCAGTTTGATCTTTAACCAAGATTCTACTCGTAGAAGTTAATATACCATCAATGGTTTGTTCACCGGTAAGTGATACGTTAGCTGTTGTAGCAACTTCGGCAGGATTTTTCCAAGAAAGACCATTAACCAAACTATCAACATATGCTTTGTTTGCAACTTGAGTATCAGCGACAGGTGCATTTGTTATTGTAATAACATTTGTTCCCATTGCCAATGTACCAGTCATTGTATCACCAGTAACATCTACAAAATTAGTATCTGATTCAGTTTTACTATAAACATCTAATGAAGTACGTGCAGCAGCAGGAGCAGTATCTACCCATGAAGTTCCGTTATGCATTAATACATCAGCATTAGCAGCGGCAGTAATAACTACATCAGACAAGTCGTTAAGTGCAATACCATCGCTAATTACAGCATTATTAATATCTGCAAGAGTTACGCTAACATTAGCCAAACCATCAATATCATATGCGATGAATTTATCACCAGATGCGATACCGGCATCAACGCCTTGTGTATTTACTGTAATAGTAAGACCTGTATTAACATCAGCAGCATCAGTGACAGCACCAACAGCGGCATTAGTTACGATGAAATCTGTAAAACCTACAGGTGGTAGACCATCAGCAGTATTAAAATCACCAAAACCATTAATAGCAGCAGATGCAGCGGCAGCAACAACAGTGTTAGTATTTGAAGCAACATTTACTTGAATTGCAGTTTTACCAGCAGGTGCAGGATCACCACCACCAGAAGCAACATTAAACCATACATAATATGAAGTTGTTGGGGAATCAAGTGTGAAGTAATCACCAGTAACAATACCAGAAGATACAGCACAATCAATAGTAGTTACTTCTGCAACACCAGTTGAAACAGCAACATTACCATTGATATCTAAACCAATCGTAGGATCTCCTGCAACACCATTACCGTTAGTAACAGCAAGTCCATCAAGTGCACCAGCACCATCAACAGTTATACTACGTGAAGCATATGTATCGGCAGCAGTACGTGTTACTAAACCATTAGCAGAAATTGCATTTGGAATATCCAAATCTTGAACCATGTCTGTAAAGGTATAACGAAGAGTAGAACCACCGTCATTTACAGCGATTTCATCAGCTAATACTAAAGTAGTACCAGCAGCTAAACCAGCAACACTCATTGCGATAGTGATTAAATCAGTACCAGGTGATGTTGCAGCAGTTACGATACCACCGTTAGTTGCAGTTTTAATTTCGAACGTATCAGAAGTATTTGCTGCGGCAATAGAACCAGAGTCAGCATTTACTGCACCATAAGAATTACCGCCAATAGTTGATGGTGTTACATTAACCCAGTTTGTACCGTTCCATTGCATTAAGTCATTAGTTGCAAGTGCAGTAAATCCAGATTTTTCCCATTGTGAATTAACGCTGTCATAACGAAGCAAGTCACCATCAGCAATACCCGTATTCAACGCTGAATCAACGTCAGTCAATTCTGGTAGCGTATCAACACCAGCAGCACCGGAAATCGCGGTGTCCAACTGCAAGATTGCGTTCGCAAGGTTAGTTGATGCAGTGATGTTAGTACCAGCATCAAGAACAGATCCTACATATGTACCATCTGTATCAAATATGCCGCCAGAAGCAGTTTCAATTGCATCTACTTCAAATTGCAATGCACCTACACCAATACCAGCAAAAGCACGCCATGCAGTGCCATCATACCAGTTAAGTTCGTTTGTTGTAGTGTTATAAATTAAACGACCAGTGTATAATTCAGCACCACCAAGTAACGCATCACGAGCAACTGTCGTAAAACGTTGCATAAGGGCTTGCTGTAGTTCTCCAGACCCACCCGTATGAAATTTTAAATTACCATTAATTACCATATTTTTAATCTCCTTTAAATTTTAAAAAAAGTTTTATGCATAAATGTTTTTTTTATTATTTTTTATAATTACTATTTATACTTTAATTAAAAAAATTTGATTAAAACATACAGAGATGATATAATATATTATGTATAAATTATTAGAAAAATCCAAAATAGCAAAAAGTTTAGGTAATATTCCTAAAGTAAACAATAAATTATACCCAGAATATTTGGAATTATTAAATTATACCCAATTTTTACCAGAAAATTCACCCATTCGGGAACGATTATATTATGTAGAACATAAATTAAAAAAAATAAAACAGTGTTTTGCATGTAATAATAAAGCATATTGGGAACAACGTGGTAAACATAAAAACACATATAAAAAATATTGCAAGAAATGTTCAGCAAAATCAGTAGAGAAAAAAGAATTAATGAAACAGACTATGCTTGATAAGTATGGGGACGAAAATTATAATAATAGGGAAAAACAGAAACAGACTATGCTTGATAAGTATGGGGACGAAAATTATAATAATAGGGAAAAACAGAAACAGACTATGCTTGATAAGTATAGTGTTGAACATAATTGGCAAAACGGTGAGTTAAGAGAAAAACAGAAACAGACTATGCTTGATAAGTATGGCGTTGAACATAATTGGCAAAACGGAAACCTGCGTGATAAAATAAATGTAACAAAAAAAGAAAAATACGGCGACGAAAATTATAATAATAGGGAAAAGGCAAAACAAACTTCTTTAATTATTTATGATAGAGAACATCATTTTTATTCACATATATCTAAAGATAATTTACAATTATTAAGTAATAAAGAGTGGTTGACTACGAAATATAAAACATTAAGTATATTAGAACTTTCTGAAAAATTAAATGTGCATGTTGGAACCATAAGAAAACGATTAGCAAAATTTAATATTCCCATAATCCGTGATCCAATTAGCAAACCAGAAAAAGAAATAATAGAATTTATTAAAAGTATTTATAATGGTAAAATTATAACCAATACAAGAAGTATTATTTTTCCTTTCGAATTGGATATTTATATACCAGAATATAATTTTGCTATAGAATTTGATGGTATTTTTTGGCATTCTGATTTAATTGGGAAGGACAAAAATTATCATTATAAAAAAACAAAATTATGTAGTGATAAGAATATTAAGTTATTTCATATATTTGAAAACGAATGGTCTAATTTGACAAAAAGGGACATTTGGTGCTCTATGATTACGAATGCTTTATGTGCATCAAAAAGAATATATGCAAGGAAATGTATAATAAAAGAAATTTCATATAATATTGCTAAAAAGTTTCAAGAAGAACATCATTTACAAGGTATTACAAACGCTTCTGTAAGATTGGGATTATATTATCAAGAAGAAATAGTAGCATTAATGACTTTTAGTAAATCACGATATAATAAGCATTATAATTGGGAATTAATGCGTTTTTGTAATAAAAAATATTATACTGTTGTAGGTGGTGCTAGTAAATTATTTATGCATTTTAAAAAACATTATAATGGTTCAGTAATTAGTTATGCAGATTTACGACGTAGTAGTGGTGGTCTGTATAAACAATTAAACTTTAAATATGTAAATAATTCAACACCAAATTATTTTTATTTTAATTTACCAAATTTAACATTACATTCTAGGATAACATTTCAAAAACATAAATTGCCACAATTATTAAATATATTTGATGAAAATCTTACAGAATGGGAAAACATGCAAAATAATGGTTGGAATAGAATTTGGGATTGTGGTAGTCAAGTATGGATATATAATTAATTTCTATTCATGCGTCTGACACTAGTTGTTAATGTTTTTATTGCATTATTAAACTCAACTGGTTCAACTAGTGATTGACCTAAATCAAATTCAGTAATCAATTCTTCTGGTATATCAACAAATATAAAGATACCTTTATTATTATCAATAATTATATCATTTAGTGCATAACCCTTAATTCTTAAAACTGCTGCTAAAATTATATCTGTTGTTTTTAATTCCATATGTGTTATCCTTTATGTCCTAAAAAATGCTATGTGACCTGTTCCTTGTATAGGTACATTAAATCGTATATGTACGGTATTAGTGTTAACTATTTCTATTTCATCTGGTAAAATGAACATGCCGGTTATATCATAAACTTGTACTATTAATTGATCAGAATCACAGTTATGTGGTATAACCCAAAAGTCACTAGGTATTAATTGTTCATATAAAAATCCTTTAGTAGCGAAATTAGGACCACCCGCACCGCCTCTGGCAACAATTTTACCAGTTTGTTTATCTATATGAAGGGGTACTAGATTAGCCATTATATTACCTCCTCGTAATGTATTAGCGGGTTAATTGATACTAATATTGTATTAGCATCAACAACTACACCTATTTGTTGAATTGATATTACTTGTGGAGGTGCAGTAACAATTTCTCCCGTTTGTCCTACAAATAAAGCTGATCCTGCGGGTTCCGTAAATGTGAAACTATCATCTGTTATATAACCCGAAGTTAAAAATGTTCTTACTTCACCAGATGCAGATTCTTCTCTAGTAATACCAATACATGGAAATTGTGGTTGTAAGTGCGAGGCTAATCCAATTTCACGAGGTCCTTTATAAGATACACAATGAAATATAGGTAGAGGTTCAATAGCTTTACCATCTACTAATGCTGGTTCTAATTTGAAACTTGCAAGTTTAGAAAATTGAGATAATACTGGCGTTTCAGTAGTTAAAAATTTACCTCTTCCTCTCCTATCAAATCTTTTAACTGGTTTTGCTATATTATCATCATCAAATAAAATATGCCCTGAAAATACTGTATCTAAAATTCCTGCTTGTGTTCCTAATGGCATAGGGTCAATTACTGAAGTACTTTGAACCCTTGCGGCAAAAACTCGTATTTTAGGAACAAAACGATTTCCATTAAATACAA